AATGGAAGTTAAGATTGAACTAGACGAACTACGTAAGCGTAAGCTTTTTGTTGCAGCACCAATGTACGGCGGTCAATGTGCTGGTATGTTCTGCCGTAGCACAAACGATCTTTCCGCTGCTGCTGTTCATTACGGAATTGACTTGAGGTTTTACTACCTCTTTAACGAATCACTAATCACTCGTGCTCGTAACTATTGCGTAGATGAGTTCTTGCGTTCTGACTGCACTCACATGCTATTCATCGATAGTGATATTGGTTTCAATGCACAAGATGTATTTACTATGTTGGCTCTAATGAGTCCAGAAAGTGAATATGATGTAATGTGCGGTCCTTATCCAAAGAAGTGTATTTCTTGGGAAAAGATTAAGCAAGCCATCGATGTTGGTGTTGCAGATGAAGACCCAAATATTCTAGAAAATTATGTTGGCGATTACGTCTTTAATCCAGTTGGCAATCAAACACAAATCCTTCTTTCAGAGCCTGTAGAAATTATGGAATCTGGTACTGGCTTTATGATGATCAGGCGTGAAACACTAGAAAAGTATCAAGAAGCATATCCTCAGTATATGTATCGCCCAGATCATGTTCGTACAGCAGCTTTTGATGGCTCACGCGAAATCATGATGTTCTTCCAAGCTGACATTGATCCTATTAACGGAACAAAGCGTTATCTATCGGAAGACTATTGGTTCTGTCAGTTGACCCGACATATTGGTCTTAAGGTTTGGTTGTGTCCTTGGATCAAGCTACAGCATGTTGGCTCTTATATCTTTGGTGGCTCTCTTGCTGATATTGCTGCGATTGGTGCTTCTGCTACAGTCGATCCATCAAAGTTAGGAAAAAAGAAGTAAATAAGACTTGACAAATGAAATCGATGTGATATAGTCACATTATGAGGAGACTGGAGATGTCAGTCACGTTTAGATGAGGTGGTCGGGCTTCTAAACATTTTTAATTTTTGTCATGTAGGAATTTTATAATGCAACTATCTGAACGTACTAGCCAACTACTAAAGAACTTTAGTAGTATTAACCAATCGGTTATTATTCGTAGAGGCAATACGCTTTCTACAATGTCTGCTCAAAAGACAATCCTAGCAAAGGCAACTATTCCAGATACCTTTGAAAAGGATATGTGCATCTATGATCTATCGCAGTTTCTTTCTGTGCTTTCTATCTTTACTAGTCCTCAATTGGAACTAGAAGAAAAGAGTGTCATGATCCACGATGACACTAAGTCTAGCCGATATTTCTTTGCCGACGAATCTCTAATTGTTCAGCCTCCTACTAAGGAACTGAATATGCAAAATGCAGAGATTGAGTTTAATCTTCCATATCAGGCATTGTCGGGTATTCTAAAGGCAACCAACATTCTTGCTGTTCCTGAGATTGCTTTTGTTGGTGAAGAAGGTAAGCTATATCTTCGTGCAATTGATAGTAAGAACCCAACATCGCATACACTAAGTCATGCTCTTGGGGAAGTTGATTCTGAGTTCTGTGCTATCTTTAAGCCAGAATTTCTTTCAAAGTTGATCGACACTGATTATAATGTTTTGATCTCATCTAAGAAGATTGCTCGTTTCTCTTCAATCGATAAGAACAGCAGTGCAGAATTGACATACTGGATCACAGTAGAAGCAAGTAGCACATTCTAAATATAATTAAATGATAATTGTTGCGGGATTGGTATAGGGACTGTGCCTTAGCCTTCCAAGCTAAAGAGACGAGTTTGAATCTCGTATCCCGCTCCAATGCTCCTATAGCTCAGTCGGTAGAGCGCCAGTTTTGTAAACTGGATGTCGTGGGTTCGATTCCTGCTGGGAGCACCATTTTTATGAGATGATATAATGAGGCGGTGTTGAAAATTCAGCCACAAACTTAGTTCTTTTTAATTGAATTGTTTCCTGAATAATATTCTTCATTCCCATATAATCATCCACTGCATATAGCTTATGTGCTTTCTTAGTGATAGCACCAAATATAGTCATGAACATTCTTTGTTTAAAAAACAAATCTGCTCCCCGACCACCCATATACATAAAAAATGACAATTGAGCATGGGCATAATGGTCTGCGATATTAGATTCGTTTGTATTATTTGGACCAGAATAAGGTTTTACTTTATTTCTTATTTCATTTATGACAGAAAGCATATACTCACTGTATAGAGAAATTGTTCCTTTAAATTCTGTTTCGGTTAATTTAGCATACTTGTCAAAGAATTTTTTTGTCGTTTCATTTTTCTTTTTTAAATATAATATTTCTTGTGTTGCTAAATCTCGTCTAGCTGCGGTATATTCTGTAGCTACTTTTTTAAATTCTTCAGGATTTTCTTTCTTAAATTTAGCACACATCTTATCAAAAACTGCAAGCCTATAGTTTACTACTTTTGAAATTACTGCCTTGTACTGTGGATATTTCATTGCAAAAGTTTCAAATGTAGTAATACCAATTCCTCCGACCCATTGTGTGTCTTGGTATTGTTTTGAAGATGCATCAAACTGACCATTCCACCCAGCACTGTGTCCTTGAGCAAACAGGTTAAAATTTAAATTATATGTTGACATAGGTTTTTGTGTTTCTGGATCAATTAAATTCTTATAATTTAATGATACTGGAAATACCCAGTTAAGAACATCACCATTAGAAAATTTATCAAAATTTATATGTACAACTTTATTAATATATTCTCTTGTTTTAGATGGGTCATGTAATATGATAGCAAGAAATTTTGTGTAGGGATCAATATCATCAGATGCATCTTTTCCGCTTGCAAACATAACTTTTTTTATGCTTATATTTGATTTTACTCCTGTTGGTAACTTTAAAGATATAGGAAAAATTTCCCCGCTATCCATGTACCTTCCGATAACATTTTTATAATTGTTACCGCCAGATGCTGCATTTTTTATAATTGTTATTGGGTCTGTGAAATATTTTATAAAGTTGGTTTCGATTTTGGTCATTGATGATTTTTTAACAAATATAACATCAATAGCAGATAAAACATCGCTTTTATATGAGATATTCATTGCGCTTCTTATATTATCTAGAGATTTGTTTTTCAATAGAATGAAAAATGGGTCTTTCTGATTTAAAAACTTATATGATGATGTTGCGCCATTTAATCTATTTGAACTAATAAAAGTTTTAGCAACGTTATATACTTTCTTAGCAAGAGAGCTATATGTTTCTTTTTTAGTTTTTTCAGTTTCTCCTACTGTGAACCCTTTTCTAATAACTTGTCCATTCATAGGAAACCTTTTAGATAAGCAATCGGTTGCTTTTATTCTATTAATAACCTCACCTGGTTTCGTCGTTGCTGCTGTAGCTTCGTTAGAAAACATAGTAAAGAAATTAATATCGTGTTTTGGTCCAATATTAGGAAAAGCGGCAAAGTAAGCAAAAGCCAAGCATTGAGCCAGTTCTTTTAGTTCTGCGGCTTTCGCGTCTTCTGGTTCGCCATAATCTAGTTCTGCCATTTTGTTTCCCTTAAATGATTATTTAGCTTAAATGATTATTTAGCTTGACATTGAAATTATAGTATGCTATATATAGAACAACCATGAATGTATAAAGGTATAAATTATGGAACCTATCGTTGATCCCGCCTTACACCAATTTGCTACTGAGCTTCAGTTAAAATATATTGAACTCATTAATGAATTTGGTGGTTACAGTTCAGCAGCAAGAAAGTTAGGAATCAATCCTGATGCTGTTCGTAATGCAATGAGGCGACTAAAAACTAAGGCTGCTATGCGCGGCTATTCTCCTGAACATGATATGACAAAGATTGCCCCTGCTCCTTATTTGATTAAGGGTACGTCTACTAATTATGATTCGGAAGGTAACATTACTTCTCAGTGGGTAAAGACTAAGGCAGACGAATCATATCGTATGCAAATGATTCTTGATGCTATTGAAGATGCAACAAATCCAATCGAACGCTTACCTCCTATCAAAGCACCGAAGACTTCTGCTTCTCATCTTTGTAACATGTATACATTTACCGATTATCATATGGGTATGTTAGCTTGGCACAAAGAAGGTGGAGCAGACTGGGATAGAGATATCGCAGAAAGAACACTGATTGGTGCATTTGAACAAATGATTACAATGTCTCCTGAAGCAGATACTTGTATTATTAATCAACTTGGTGACTTCCTTCACTATGATGGTCTAGCTCAAGTTACACCAACAAGTCATCATATGGTTGAAGCTGATGGTAATTATTCTCAGATGGTAAATTCTACTATCCGTGCTCTTCGTCGTGTTATTGATATTGCTCTTATGAAGCACCAGAAGGTTCATCTCATCATGGCTGAAGGTAATCACGATCTAGCTTCTTCAGTTTGGCTTCGTCATTTGTTCACCGCTCTTTATGAGAACGAACCTAGACTAACAGTTAATAATTCTGAAATTCCATATTATGTTTATCAGCATGGCAAGGTAATGCTTGGTTTCCATCACGGACATAAGAAGAAGAAGGAAGGATTGCCACTTCTATTTGCAGCTAAGTTCCACAAGATTTGGGGCGAAACTACAAAGCGTTATATTCATACTGGACATTATCATCATGAAGATGTCAAGGAGTTTCCTGGTGTGAAGGTAATTCAGCATCCAACATTAGCTGCTGCTGATTCTTATGCTGCTCGTGGTGGCTGGATGAGCGAACAACAAACTTCTTGCGTGACTTATCATAATGAGTTTGGTAAAGTTGGTGAAGTTGTAGTTAATCCTGAAATGCTAAATATCTAAAAAAATTAATAATCATTAGTCCACAAGATTGTAACTTTATTATGGAGATTAATATGGTATATGGTACAGAAGTAAATAAACTTGTGCGTAAAACTGATCCACAAACAAGCAAAGATTCTGCGAATAAAGTAAATTCAACATTTCTTGAAGAGATGGTACATAAAGCAATCAAAGAATATGGCGAAATTGGTTGTGTTGCCGACGATCTTCTTGATAAGTTTTCTGATTTCCCATACTCTAGTATCACTGCACGTTTTGCAGCATTAGAAAGAAAGGGATATATTCAATGCGGACCAGAAAAGAGAGCAGGTCGTAGTAATCGTGGTCAGAGAGTTATGCGTAACTTAATATAAATAAAAAGCACAAGGAGGAATGTCCGAGCGGTTTAAGGAACTAGTCTTGAAAACTAGCGTGGGTGAGAGTCCACCGTGGGTTCGAATCCCACTCCCTCCTCCACTAATTATCGGCGGAACGCTGCATGGGCAGGGCGAGGAAGGTCCAACTTCCTTAATAGGTGAAGGCGGATGGGAGCGATCCCTGAGAAGCATAAACCAAGTCTGGTCGGGTTCGAATCCTGTGCCGCCGTCAACTTTTAATCCCTCATAAATAACTTAACTGTTTTTATGAGGGATTTTTAATGTTAAGTTTTATAGAATTTTTAGAAGAACGTAAAGTTGATCCTGCTAAATTGGCTAACCGTGTTGCTCGTAGATACGGCAGTAAGAGAACAAATTACGGACCTTGGATGAATGCTAAACAAGGCGATGTTAAAAAAGGTGGGCATATTCCTCTTAGTACATATGATCGTAAGAAGGTCAGGTCTATGGAGGACAGTTATTATAAGAGAGTGTCCTCACACCCAAAAGGCGAGATAGGATATGCTCGTGAAAGAGGTTCAAAACCTTTGGTAAAGATGTCTATTAAAAGCCTTCGCGCTACACAACCTTTTAATAGAACAAATGACCCAGAAAAACTAAAAGATAAAATAGCCGATACTAGTCCTCAGAATATTCATGTTGTTACTCATAACGGTGAGCATTATGTGGCTGATGGACATCATGCTGTAATGGCAGCTCATCTTCGTGGTGACACTCATGTTAATGTCAAGCATACAAACCTTGACGAATAGGGTTGACATTTGAAATAACGTATGCTATATTATGATCTCAATAACTAAATGGAGAGTGAAATGAAATATACTATCGACCTTCCATATGAAACTATGGATGAAATTATTATCAATATGCTTACTCAAAATATTGCCGACTGGGAAGATGATCTTGCAAAAGAATGTCCTTTGATCTTTGAACGTGATCCAGAGTTGGACAAGAAGATGATCCGTAAGCACATTAAGTCTGCTCGTCGTATCATTGCTTATTATAGTGTTGGTGGATAATATGGAAAAGTATATTGTTGAAACAATTAGCATGTTCCGCATTCGATATGTTGTCGAAGCAAAGTCTAAGGAACATGCTATGGACGAATTGACTTGTAAGCTTGGAGTTGACGATAACTTCAAGGAGTTTTCTCAGCATCATATTGATGAAGTTATCAGTTCTGTTCGTGAAGTTACTGACGAAGAATACTTAGAAATATTCGACGAAGATAATGTCTATCTTTCTGGTTGGGAAGATGAAAAGAAACTAGAATTTATTAATTTTATTGATTATGGTACTGAAGAATTCCACGCTGATCCTGCTCTAAGAGAGTGGGAATATGATGGTACTGGTGTTAGAGTTTACAAAGGAACAATGAAGTTATATCCATAACTGTTTCTTTGTATAAGAAGTATGTTACCCAGTAATCTCCACTGAGGAGATTATGTTTTTAAGGATTATATTATGAGCGAAGAATTTCTCTGGTGTGAAAAGTATCGTCCTCGAACTATCGCAGATACTGTTTTGCCTGACAATCTAAAGGCTACGTTCCAACAGTTTGTAGAACAGGGCAATGTTCCAAATCTACTTCTAACTGGTAGTGCTGGCGTAGGTAAGACCACCGTTGCTAGGGCAATGCTTGAGCAAATCGGATGCGATTATATTGTTATCAATGCTTCTATGAATGGAAACATCGATACCTTGCGTACTGATATTAAGAACTTTGCCTCCACTGTATCTTTTGTTGGTGGACGCAAGTATGTTATTCTAGACGAGGCAGATCACCTTACACCTACAGTTCAAGCTGCTCTTCGTAACTTTATGGAAGAGTATTCTAAGAATTGCGGTTTTATCATGACCTGTAACTTCAAGACCCGTATCATTGAACCTCTACACTCTCGTTGTTCGGTGGTTGAATTCAAGCTAGGCAAGAAGGAAATTACAAAGCTTGCTCCTCGTTTCCTTACACGAGTTGGTACTATCCTAGATACAGAAAATGTAGAATATGATAAGTCTGCTGTAGCAGAATTTATTATGAAGTATTATCCTGACTGGCGTCGAGTTATCAATGAACTTCAGCGATATTCGGTGACTGGTAAGATTGATACTGGCATTCTTATAAACATGTCTGATGAAATCTTTGGTTCTTTAATCAAAAGCATGAAGGCTAAGGACTTCGTTACTGTTCGTAAATGGGTAGCAGAAAACTCTGATATCGACAGTTCTACTCTATTCCGCAAGTTGTATGATGCATCGTCTTCTTTGTTGACACCTCGTTCAATTCCTCATCTTGTCCTTCATATTGCAAACTATCAATATAAGGCGGCATTTGTTGCTGATCAGGAAATCAATACAGCGGCTGCTCTTCTTGAAATCATGCATGATGCGGAGTTCCAATAATGACACCCTTTGATTATATCAATGCGATCAATGCCAATAAGGATATTATTGGAAGTTCAGATAATCCAGAAGAGGTCGAGAAGGAGTATACTCCTTTTATGGTCAATCGTGGATTGTCATATTTTGTTGATACTATCTTGTATGCAAATGAAATGAACAGCGCATCTGATATTTCAAACAAGTTACAGTTCGATTATCTTCGTAATTCTATTAAGCCCAAGAAGCGTTTCTCGAAGTGGGCAAAGCGATTGTCCTCTGAAAATATCAGTGTAATCAAAGAGATTTATAAATATAGTGACAGAAGGGCTATAGAAGTCCTGTCTCTATTATCTGATTCTCAGATTGCATTGTTAAAAGAAAAGCTCAAAAAGGGTGGCGTAAAAAATGAATGATATTTTTACTGGATGTGGAGTTGAGATCACCCTCAATGATAATGATTCCTTTTTAAAAGTTAAGGAAACATTAACTCGTATTGGTGTAGCTTCAAAGAAGAATAAAACACTTTATCAGTCTTGCCATATATTGCACAAGCAAGGTAGATATGTTATTCTTCACTTCAAAGAACTGTTTATACTAGATGGCAAGCCAGCAGATTTTTCTGAGAATGATATGGCACGTAGAAATACAATTGCTCAATTATTGTCTCAGTGGGGGCTAGTCAACATTGTTGATCAGTTCACAGAAGAAGATCAGGTTGCTCCAATATCTCAAATTAAAATTCTCCCGTTCAAGGAAAAAGATGAATGGAACTTGATCGCAAAATACTCTATAGGCAACACTGTAAGAAAATAAATTGCCCTTTAATTATGAAAGATAATGTTATGACAAATAGCGAAAAAGTAGCAGATTTTATGACATCGTTTGGACAAGAGGTGGTAACTAAACCTGTATTTCCAGATAAGAATGTTATGAAGATGCGAGTGGCTCTAATCGATGAAGAGCTACAAGAACTAAAGGATGCCATCAAAGATCGAGATATTGTAGAAGTTGCTGATGCACTTACAGATATTTTGTATGTTGTATATGGTGCTGGTCACACTTTTGGTGTTGATCTAGATGCATGTTTCTCTGAAGTGCATCGTTCTAATATGACTAAGTTGGGCGAAGACGGAAAGCCAATCTATCGTGAAGACGGTAAGATCAAGAAGGGTCCTAATTACGAACGCCCTGAACTAAAGAAGATTCTTTTTCCATGATCGTAGGATTTACTGCTGGCACGTTTGATCTGTGCCACGCAGGACATCTTATGCTTTTAAAGGAAGCTAAAGAAAAGTGTGACTATCTTGTTGTTGGCTTACATACTGATCCATCAAAAGAAAGAGATTGGAAATCTTCTCCTACAGAAACAGTACTTGAGCGATATATCAGACTAAAGTCTTGTTTGTTTGTCGATGAAATTGTTCCATATGACACAGAAAATGATCTTGTTGCTTTGTTAATGTTTATCAATCCAGATATTAGATTTGTTGGCGATGATTATAACGCAGAAGAAGTTGAAAGAATAACTGGATATGATAAATGTACTAACGTTGCTTATGTGGATCGCTCACATAATTTTAGCTCGACAAAACTAAAAACGCGAATAAAACACGAAAAACAGAGTATTACATCATGGGAAAAAGAAGCAATTTTCAAAGGGTAGAAAGAGATTTCTATCCAACGCCAATGGCAGCAGTTATTCCATTGTTATCTCATCTATCGAAAAATACAAACTTTGTTGAGCCTTGTGCTGGTAATGGCGCATTAATTGATCACTTGACATTATGTGGTCATGTGTGTACAGATGCATGGGACATAGAACCTCTTCGACAAGATATTAAACAAGCAGATGCTTTGACTATAGGTCTTGGTGATTCGGATTGTTTTATTACCAATCCTCCTTGGAATAGAAAAATTCTTCATCCTATGATTGAGCACCTATCAACTATAGCACCAACTTGGCTTCTTTTTGATGCCGATTGGATACACACAAAACAAAGCATTAAGTTTATGCCAAGGCTAAGGAAGATCATTAGTATTGGTCGAGTTAAGTGGATACCTGATAGTAAAACGACAGGTAAAGATAATTGTTGCTGGTATTTGTTTGATCATCCAAGAGATGGTAGAAATCCAGTGTTTGTTCCAAGACAATAAAGGTTTATAATGACTGTTACAATTTTAGAAGGCGATTGCCGAGAATCACTTCGGACATTGCCATATAAGTCTGTTCATTGTTGTGTTACTTCTCCTCCATATTTCGGACTACGAGATTATGGGGTAGAAGGACAACTTGGTCTTGAACAAACTCCAGATCAATATGTTGCTGAATTGGTATCTGTCTTTCGTGAAGTTCATAATGTTCTAAGAGATGATGGTACAGTTTGGCTAAACATTGGTGACAGTTACGCATCGTTTCGTGATGGAAAAGCAACTCCAGACACAACTCGTGGGGATTCTCTTGGTACATTAGTTGATACAGGTAAAGCTAAGAACCGAATGGCTTCTACTTTTGTTAACACTCCGATCAAGCATAAAGACTTAATTGGAATTCCTTGGAAAGTAGCGTTTGCTCTTCAGGCAGATGGTTGGTATCTTCGTCAAGATATTATTTGGAACAAACCAAATCCTATGCCAGAAAGCGTTAAGGATCGTTGTACCAAGTCGCATGAATATATCTTCTTGCTATCTAAGAGTGAGAAATATTATTTTGATTACGAGGCAATCAAGGAACCTGCTACAACTTCTCCTGCCAGTAGAAATAAAGCCGCCGAAGGTTATCAAGCTGATTATCCTCATGGCGATAGATTTTCAGAAGGCGAAAGAGTTTGGGGCGCAGATGGCAAAAGAAATAAAAGAAGCGTTTGGAATGTTCCTTTACGTCCATATAAAGGCGCTCACTTTGCCACCTTCCCTATGGACTTAATTGAGCCGTGTATTCTAGCAGGATGTCCTGTTGGTGGTACTGTGCTTGATCCATTTGGTGGAGCAGGAACAACAGCCATTGTTTCCAATAACAATGATCGCAATTCTATTTTGTGTGAACTCAATCCAGAATATGTTGAGCTAGCCAAAAATAGAATAGCCTTAGAAGAAAAAATCCAACGAATAAAAACACCAACCACAACTTTAGAGCAATTTTTCTCTTGACTTTTCTTGCCCTCATGTTATAGTGGGGGCAAGTTTTTATTGTGAGGTACTATGAAATTTTATACAGAGGCTTCGCAACGAGGCAACAATATCTTTATTCGTGGATATAACAATGGGCAGCGAGTTCAAAAAAAGATTCAGTATGAGCCATATTTGTTTATTTCCAGCAAGAAAGAAGATGCTCCATATAAAACTCTAGATGGTCGCCCTGCTGATCGTATTGATTTTGATAGTATTAAGGAAGCTAAAGAATTTATTGCTCGTTACAAAGGCGTAGAAGGGGTAAGCATTTATGGTCTAAATTCTTTCCTCTATACGTATCTTAACGATGAATATCCTGGTCAAGTTGAGTTTGATTTGAATGAGATCAGAACTGTTAGTCTGGATATCGAGTGTGCGCCTGAAGGAGAAGAAACTGGATTTCCTAATATCCAAACTGCAAATCAACCTATTACAGCTATCACTTGTAAGTTTAGGGATAAGCACTATTCTTTTGGTTGCGGACAATTTGTATCAAAGGCAAGCAATGTAATATATAAGAAGTGCAGCGATGAGCGTGAGCTTCTGTGGGAGTTCATCGGGTGGTGGGAAGCTACTGATCCTGATGTGGTCACTGGTTGGAACATCGAGTTCTTTGACGTTCCTTACATTGTAAATCGTATTAAGCGTGTATTGAATGAAGATCAGGCAAAGCGTCTTTCGCCTTGGAAGATTCTTGATGAGCGTGAGATTGAAATTCAAGGTCGAGAGCAACAAACCTTCCGTCCAATGGGAGTTTGTGTTCTAGACTATCTAAAGGTTTATAAGCAATTCACTTATGTTCAGCAGGAAAGCTATAAGCTAGACCATATTGCCTTCGTCGAACTCGGTGAACGTAAGCTAGACTATACAGGATATGACGGACTAACCGATCTCTATCGTCGTAACTTTCAGCAATATCTTGAATACAACATTCATGACGTTGAACTAGTAGCTAGGCTAGAGGAGAAGCTAGGTCTTCTTGCTCTGGGTATGACACTATCTTATGATGCCAAGATTACATACAGCGATATGTTTACGAGCATTCGTCTGTGGGATATTATTATTCATAATTATCTTCTTGATCGTAATATTGTCATTCCTTTGGCTAAGGACTATAAAAAGGGTGAAAAGTTTGCTGGTGCATATGTTCGTGAACCAAAGATTGGAATGCACAAGTGGGTTGCTACCTTCGACGTTAACAGTCTGTATCCAAGTTTGATTGTTCAGAATAATATGAGTCCAGAAACTTATGTTAATAAGATTCCAAAGATACCAGACATTGATGCTTTGCTTGATGGTAAGTTGAGTGACAAACTTCGTGATAAGCTAGTCGAAAGCAATTATGCTTTATCGGCAAATGGTGCTCTTTGGGATAAGTCCAAACGAGGTATCTTTCCAGAACTCGTCATTAAGATGTATGATGAGCGTAAGGCATATCAGAAGAAGCTAAAGGCAGCTAAGGTTGAGAACGAGGCAAACCCAAGTCAAGAAAACTCAAATTTGATTTCTCGTTATCACAACCTTCAGCTAGTCAAGAAGATTGTTTTGAACAGTCTTTATGGCGCAACTGGAAATGCATCGTTTCGTTTTTATCAAAATGACTATGCAGAGGGTATTACTCTTCACGGTCAGTTGGCTATTCGGTGGGTCGCCAATGATATTAACAATTACATCAACAAGACACTGAAGACAGACAATAAAGAATATGTAGTATATTGTGATACTGATTCGGTCTTTGTTTCTTTGGATGGTATCGTCAAGAGTGTATTTGGAAACTCTAAGGATGTTCACAAGATTACAGACTTTGTTAATAAGGTTTGTTCTGAAACACTTGAGAAGATCATTGAAGATTCATTTGAGCGGCTAAAGAATTATACCAATTCTTATGTAAATCAAATGAAGATGAAGCGAGAGAACATCTGTGATACTGCTATCTTCCTTGCGAAGAAGAAGTACATCATGAATGTTTATGATAGTGAAGGTTTCCGATATGACGAGCCTAAGCTATACATCAAGGGAGTTGAAGCCGTGCGATCTTCAACTCCTGGCTCTTGCCGTGAAAAGATTAAAGACAGCCTAAACATTATCATGCAAGGCACAAACGAAGAACTAATTTTGTTTATTGATAAGTTTAGGAATGACTTTAAGAAGATGTCTTTTGAAGAGATTGCATTCCCTCGTGGGTGCAATAATATTGAAAAGTATTCTAATGGGGACATGAAGTTATATAAAGATGGCGTACCAATGCATGTTCGAGCAGCTATTGTCTATAATGATCTTCTTAGGAAGAACAATTTAAACAAGCGATATGCTACAATCAAAGAAGGAGAGAAGATCAAGTTTTGTTATATGAAACTTCCAAATACCTTCCAAGAGAACGTTCTTGCTTGTAATGGTGAGCTTCCGCCAGAACTAAACCTCGATAGGTTTATTGATTATTCTGTTCAATTCGATAAAGCATTTCTAGAGCCAATTAAGAATATCACTAAGGCTATCAACTGGACTACAGAAGAAGTATCAACACTAGAAGGACACTTTGAGGATGAATAATGATGATTTTGACTTTGGGTTTACCACAGTCAGTGAACAAGAAATCAATAAGGTGGCAGAGACATTTAAAGTTTCTGCTGATACCTACCAACAAAAATATGCGGCAGTGCTTTCATTGTTCAAGCCACTATTGAACAATCTACTGAAGGATGCCGATACCCAGCCATATATTTACTGGCCAAATCGAAGTGCCAAGATCGCAGAAGTTCTTAAGCGACTTGATACAATCGACAAGTCTAAATAAAACTGAGAGGTAGTTCCTCTCGTTAAAACAATCAACAAACAAAGGAAATACAATGAATACTAAACTAATGAGCAAGCTGTTGGCTGCTGGTTCTATTAAGCTAGCCTCTACTCTTTCTGAGTCTGCTTTCTTCAATAAGAAAGATATCATTCAGACAAAACTTCCAATCCTAAACTTAGCTTTTTCTGGATCGCTTGATGGTGGTCTAGTTCCTGGTTTGACAATCTTTGCTGGCGCATCGAAGTCATTCAAGACCTTGTTGGGTCTATATTGTATGAAGGCTTACTTCGATAAGTATCCAGATGCAATCGCCATCGTATATGATTCGGAGTTTGGTATTACTCCAGAATATCTTTCTAGTAATGGTATTGATACTTCACGAGTTATTCACATTCCTATTGAACACATTGAGCAACTCAAGTTTGATATTGTTAAGCGTCTAGAACAAATTAATCGTGGTGATCGTGTATTCTTGCTTCTTGATTCTCTTGGTGCGTTGTCATCCAAGAAGGAAGTAGAAGATGCAATGGACGAAAAGTCTGTCACTGATATGACCCGTGCTAAGGCTATTCGTTCTCTTCTTCGTATCATTACACCTCACTTGACGATGAAGGACATTCCTATGATTGTCGTCAATCACATCTATCAAACTATGGAACTCTTTTCCAGGTCTGTTGTAGGCGGCGGTACTGCTGTTACATATTCTGCCAATCAAATTTTTATTATTTCTAAGGCACAAGAAAAAGATGGTTCTGATCTTGTTGGTTGGAACTTTACAATAAATATCGAGAAGTCTCGTTTTGTTAAAGAGAAGGCTAAGTTCCCATTCACAGTAACATACGAAGGCGGAATTAATAAGTGGTCTGGTCTTCTTGATATTGCAATGGAAGCCAGTCTTGTTGTCAAGCCTTCTAATGGTTGGTATTCTCGTGTTAATCTAGAAACTGGAGAAGTAGAAGACAAGAAGTTTAGGTTTAAAGATACCAATACTTCTGAATTCTGGAAGGCTATGCTTTCTAATCCTCTCTTCAATGATAAGATTAAGAAAATGTATCAAATAGCAATGGCTCCTCCTTCTGAAAATATTGCAGAGGATGACGATTAAAGGTTGACATTTTTATAATCCTACTATATACTCGTTCTATAACTAGGAGAAATTAATGTCGATTGAGCAAACTATTCTATCAAACCTTATTCACAATAAGGAATATGCGAGAAAGGTTCTTCCTTTCGTAAAGCCAGAATATTTTGCTGATCAATCGTATCGTACCTTGTTTTCTTTGATTGATGAATACACACACAAATATAATGAGCCTCCCTCAAAGGAGGCTCTACATATTGACCTTGATAACAAAACAGGACTTAATGAAGAGTTGTTCAAAGATACACAAGAACTTGTGTCTTCTCTTCAGTATGATGATCAGACAAATTCTGACTGGCTTCTAGATGAAACAGAACGTTACTGTCAAGAACAAGCAGTCTATAACGCCTTGATGGAAAGTATCGCTATCCATTCTGGTAATGATAAGGATAAGGATAAGGGGTCTATTCCTGAAATCCTTTCCGAAGCCTTGGCTGTATCTTTTGATACAAATGTTGGTCACGACTTTATTGATAATGCAGAAGAGCGATATGACTTCTATCATACGAAGGAAGATCGTATTCCGTTTGATCTTGATATTTTCAATAAGGTAACACAGGGAGGTGTCGCAAGAAAGACTTTGAGTATTGCTCTTGCCTCTACTGGTGTTGGTAAGACGATGTTTATGGCTCACTGTGCTGCTGCTAATCTTTTGCATGGTGTGAATGTTCTCTACATTACAATGGAAATGTCAGAAGAACGTATTGCTGAACGCATTGATGCGAACTTGATGAACATATCTACTGAAGAACTACGGGAACTTCCTCGTGATTCTTTCCAGAAGAAGATGGCTCGTGTCAAGACAAAGGTTAAGGGTAAACTTATTATTAAGGAATATCCAACCAGTGGCGCTGGCGTATCTCACTTCAAGCATCTTATTCAGGAACTAAAGCTAAAGAAGGGCTTCGTTCCTGATGTTATCTATATTGACTATCTGAATATCTGTGCATCATCTAGGATGAAGATGGGGAATAGCGTCAATAGCTATACTTACATCAAGTCTATTGCAGAAGAAATTCGTGGTCTAGCTGTAGAAACAAAGACTGCTATCTTTACCGCTACACAAACAAATCGTGATGGTTATGCATCTAGTGATGTTGACCTCGCAAACACATCAGAAAGCTTTGGCGTTCCTGCTACTGCCGACTTAATGTTTGCTCTTATTGCTACCGAAGAACTTGAAGAAATGCATCAGCTAATGGTGAAAATCCTCAAGAACCGATATGCAGAGAACGGCAAGAAGTTTGTTATTGGTATGGATAGAGCCAAGATGCAGTTGTTCGACGCAGAACAATCTGCACAGGACGATCTCGACAATTCAACTCCTAAGAAGAGGAAGAAGAATAAAGATGTTCCTGTGATGGATGAAACTCAGTATGGCGAACGTTACGAAGAAGACATGAAGGCAACATGGAAAAGCAAAAAGAAGAATTTTGATGATTTCATGGCTTGACAAATAAAATAAGAAATACTATATATGCTTGGCGTTGCCAATGTGGGACGCTTTAATATATCTTGCTTAAATGGAGAAACACATGATGCTTAAGACTTTTTTTAATCAGTATGAAGAATTGATGAAGCTAACTGCAAACCTTAATTCTGATTTGACACATATTCCTTATTATAATATTATTCGTAAGTCTTCTCTTGCGGACAATGGACATATTATCGAGATTGCTCTTCCTGGATTTACAGAAGAAGACATCGATGTGTCTAAGAAGGACAACCGTGTGTCTATTCATGCGAAGCGTTCCGATGCTGGCGAACGTCCGTATGTATATCGTGGTATCAATAAAAACCATTATGCAGTTTCTTTTGTCGTTCCAGATAATAGTATCGTAGACGATGTTACTTTGGAAGATGGTATCTTGAAGATTCTTATTTCCTATGCCACAGATAAGGCAAAGGAAGAATCTATTCCGATCAATTCCAAAAAAGATAAGAAGAAAACCTTTATCCAAGATTAATATATCGATTGACATTTGGTCAAATTGATATATTATAAGTAGATAGACTGTCGTTTAATAAAGACCTCGCGGCTTTGAACCCGATGATGAAGGACACTCCTTCCAGTCTATCTTTAATTTTTATGAAAGAATTGAAATGACCGAGACGCCATCTGTACTTCGTGAAAAGATCACTCATCAAATCTATGAAACTATGCAGAAGACAAAGCCATATCCAAGCAATCAACTTGTTTCTATGCATCAATGTCGTATGGCAGCTATTGCCGTTGTCGATATTATTTTAGAGACAGCGGGTTCAAAGTGAGTTATACTATTCAGGAAATGGAAATGTCTTTAACAGGAAACAAAATGAAAACGACTTTTTTTGTTGATTACTATCTTGAAGAAGGTGGGCGAAAGTCTCGTCAACAAATGCAAGGCAGTTCTACTCTGAACTTAGCTGGATCGACTAGTGATTTTGCTGTTCAAAATTATTTACAAGAACGCCATCAAGGCAAGACTGTGAGTATCATGAACATCAAGTGGTTGTGATGGAAGAAGAATTTTTAGTAACTTGTAATGAGTGTGGAACTGAGTTTGAAGGATTTTTTCATAATCAAGCAAACGACTGCGCTTCTACTTTTTATACTATGACAGGTCCTTATGACAGTACATTATACTTAGTAGCTGGTGGGTTTGGTTCTAAGCTCATTGATTTTGAATCTTGGAAGTTTAATAATGATCCTGGTTTAAACGTGGGCGATACCTTATGTGATTCTTGTATCAAGACATTTCAAGAATCTAGCGAATTAACCCTTTATAGAAACGAGTTGATATAATGAGTAGAGAAGTAGAAATTGACGCTATATTCAGATTGATTGAAAAGCTCAACGAGATGAAAGAAATGGGCGCAGCTCCAAAAGATATTGAAAATTTAGAAGATGATATTGGTAATTTACAAATGAATTCAATTATAGGAGATTTATTCGATGAAGATTAATATTGGCAATGATTATTACGCATTAGAGACTTATGGACTTATTAATAAATATTTTATGAAGAAGTACAATAAGCCATATTTTTCTATGGAAGATAAAGAATTAAGTTTTATCGATAATGTAGTTGTTGCGATTGGCGATACTATTGATAATATTCTAAACGCTACTATCAATAAGATTATCTTCAAGATTCCCAAGAGGGTTAAGGTAAAGATCGAAAAGCACGATGTTTGGGCATTAGATTATACTCTGGCTCTTATTATTGTTCCTGCCCTTAAGAAGCTAAAGGATGCTAAACAAGGTTCTCCATTTGTTGATGATGTTGATGTTCCTGATCATCTGAAGGTCGATCCTTTAGAAGTAAAAGAACACCAATGGGATATCGATAGCCGCTATCATGCTCGTTGGGATTATGTTATCGACGAAATGGTCTGGACATTCGAACAACATGCTATTCAAAATACCTATCTAGAAGATGAGTTCAACACCGACAAAGCAGCATATGATGCTCATTCTGTCAGAATTAAGAATGGAAATCGTCTCTTTGGTAAATATTATAATATGCTTTGGAGTTAATTTATGAATTATTTGTTTACAAGCGAAAGCGTCAGCGAAGGTCATCCAGATAAAGTTGCTGATCTTATTAGTGATTCTATTTTAGATTTAGTCATGAAACATGAAGACACAAGCATGAGATGTGCGTGTGAAACATTAGTTACTACAGATAAAGTAATTTTAGCTGGAGAGTACAAAGGTATTTTAAATCCAGAAGAAGTTGAAAATACAGTTCGTTCTACTATTAAAAATATTGGGTATGAACAATCTGGATTTAATTGGCGCACTGTAGATATTACTAATTTACTACACGGACAGTCAGAAGATATTGCTTTAGGTACTGATAATTTTGGTGCTGGTGATCAGGGTCTTATGTTTGGTTATGCATGTAATGAGACTAAAAATTATATGCCAGCAGCTATTAATTATAGTCACCAGATAATGCAACATCTAACTTCTCTTCGTAAAAATGGACAAACTGAGCTAGGACCAGATTCTAAGGCACAAGTAACTTTAGAGTATGATGACCGTAATAATATTATCGGTATCCGTAAAATCGTATGCTCAACTCAACATAGAGAAGATGTAAAAATTGAACATGTTAGGGAAATAGTAGAAGGTGCTATCCGTAATTTAATTTCTGAAGTAAATTTAAAAAATACTGAATTTCTAATTAATCCTACAGGTAGATTTGTTATCGGTGGTCCAGATGGAGATACTGGTCTGACAGGTAGAAAGATTATCGTAGATACTTACGGAGGCTCTTCTCCTCATGGTGGTGGTGCTTTTAGTGGTAAAGACCCAACAAAAGTAGACAGAAGTGCTGCATACATGGCTCGATACTTAGCTAAGAATATCGTATATAATTGGGCGTATTCTACACCAATGTTTGCTACAGTTCAATTAGCATATGCTATTGGCGTTGCAGAACCAATTAGTGTGAGTGTTAAAGTTAATGGCCAAGAAGATCAACATTTATCTAATTGGATTTCTAAGAATGTTGACTTGACGCCAAAGGGAATTATTGATAAGTTTAAATTGTTCCGTCCCATATATACACAAACTACAAACTATGGTCATTTCGGAAAAACTGAGTTACCTTGGGAATCGTTAGATTTATTTTAATAGTTGAGATATAAAATGGGAACAAAACGAACTACTACTTCGAGTGGAAATTCTAGAAATACATTTAGCCGAAATACAAATGGCAAAACTGTTCAGTCTCATAGTTCAAAAAGTGGAAACATTAGAACTACTTCTAGTAGGCCCAGTAATGGTCCTACTAAGATCACTAAGACTTATACAAATTCATCTGGCTATGTAACAAGGAAAACCATCTCTCCAAAGAAAGTTAGAACGAAGGTTGTAAAGACTAAGGTTATTAAGCCAACTAAGTTCAAAGCTCCACCAAAGACAAAGTTGTATAAGCCAAGAGCAACACCTAGAACTAAAAATGTAAATCGTCGAAGAACCACTAAATCCAAACCGTTATCACTAACAGCAACGGTTTGGATATTTGGTTTTATTTTTTTAGCAATTATACTGTCTCATATCTGATACTATAAATAATGGGTGACTTCTGTTTTTAATATGGATCAAACAGGAGAATAAAATGGTAGAAAAAAATCCAACATTTGGGGAAAGATTAGCTGACCGTGCTGCTAAAACTTTAGGCTCTTGGAGATTTATTGTTTTACAAAGTTGTCTATTGCTTTCTTATATATTGTGGAATACTCTAGGTCCAATAAATTTAAGGTTTGATTCGTTTCCTTTTATATTTTTAAATCTAGCATTATCATTTCAAGCAGCATATTCTGCTCCAATTATTATGATTAGTAACAATAGGCAATCTCAAATTGATCGTGAGCGTTCAATTTCGATATATAGATTAGAGACCTCTGAGCACGAACAATTGTATAAACTTACTGAGCATATTGATAAACACTTTGAAAAAATTCATGAAAAGATCGAAAAACATGGGTTGACAAAAAATGAAGATGTGCTATACTAATGTCAAGGAGTACTTAATGGCAAACGGACTTGATAAGTACGAAGATTATCAACTATGGGTTGATTATGATGAACTGGTGTGTACAGCAAGATATTTCAAAAAGAAAAATCCAAGGATGTCTGGTCATGAAATGATGATGGACATCTACGATTGTCTTTCTACAAAATATGGAATTACTTCTGAACAGGTTGATGAATCTATTAAACGACTAAATTCATACAATAAGAAAACCATCAAACTTCTAAAGAAAATCCTCGACGTTAATCCATTACAGGACTAATATATCATGAAAATATCAGTGGAGCCATACTCAGGACAAAAGAAGCCTACTGAGTATTGGGAAGATAGAGTTAAAAATGCGTTGATATTTTATGGAAGAAAACTATTCACAGAAGAAGAATTTTCTTCCATAGATGTTTCTGTAGTTTTTGATAAAACTTTGGTAAAAGAACAAACAGAAGGTCTATGTACCTGTATTGAATATGATGAAAATCCAAAATACTTTGAAATTTCTTTATCAACCGATAGAAAAGTAATTCTAGAAAAAACACTCGCCCACGAAATAGTTCACATCAAGCAATATGTGAAGAATGAATTAATTGATGTCATTGGTGCAGATAATTCTGTTATGTGGAAAAATCAAATGCATGTTATAAATGACGCCGACGAAGATGCTTACTTTGACAGCCCTTGGGAAATAGAAGCATTTGGGCGTGAGGTTGGGTTGTATAGTAGATATTTCCAATCTCTTGATATTGATACTCGTAAGTCGTATGGTTTAAAGTAGGAGAAATCTGTGATTGATATGAAGAAGAAACGTTCTAGCATTATGACTTTTAAAACATACTATGAAATGAATGAGACAACCAATAATAATAAAAAGTTGTCTAAGAAGATTACATATTATGATCCATCAAAGACAGAACCTTGGATACTCATAGTGAGATAACAATATGCGTGATCCGCATTTAAAAATTCTAAACATATTACAGGTCATGGCAGAAACAGTTCCTGTTGAATTTAGAGGAAGGCTTGCTGCTGCTGTTGTACATAGAAATGAGATACTTTCGTTTGGTGTAAATCAAATGAAGTCACATCCATTTCAACGTCAATATTCTTCTAACGAAGATTCTATCTATCTTCACGCTGAGACTGATGCTATAAAAAATGCATTAAAAAAGCATGATATTGCGACAATTGCAAAATCAAAGCTTTACATTTGCAGAGTAAAGTATGATAATGAGTTTGGGCGTACCCTTCAGTGGGGATTGTCTAAGCCGTGTGCAGGATGCCAAAAAGCTATTGCCACCTTTAATATTAAACATGTGTGTTACACAACAGATGATGGATATAATTGGTTATGAATATTTTTATGTTAGACGAATGTCCCGTACAATCTGCTCAATCGATGGTAGATAGGCACGTTGTTAAGATGATCCTAGAGTCCGCACAACTATTGTCAACTGCACACCGTGTGCTTGATGGTGCGCCTATAGAAGTTACTTTAGAAAAAGATGGCAAGCGCCGTAAGAAAACGGTGTGGATTCTAGGAGACGGACGTAATGACATTCTTTATAGTGCTACTCATATTAATCATCCTTCTGCTATCTGGGCAAGGCAATCCATTAGCAACTATAATTGGTTGGTTGATCATTTGTTTGCTCTTAGTGATGAGTATACCCATCGTTATAATAAGCGCCATGCTACTATGTCTAAGCTTGGGTATCTAATCCAATCCCCACCATTCAATCTAAATGATTGGGATATGACACCAATGCCATCGTGTATGGATAAAGAATACATCATCTCTGATGATCCGATGATTAATTATAGGAATTATTATGTTAAAGGCAAATCACATTTAAAAAAATACACTAAGCGAGATATTCCTTATTGGTGGATTTAATCTAAAGCCTCCTTCGGGGGGCTTTTTTTGTTGGATTTTAATAAAGATAAATAACTAAAATCATTTCGTAGAGGCGAACCAATGGCTAAGAAATTTTCGGATATTATTAAAGGTAGATTTGAAGCTTCTGGTCAAATCGTAAGAACTGCGTCTGGACAAGAACCCGATGAGATTATCATTAATCCAATGGAATCGGTGATCAATAAAGTTTTTGCCAGAAGTAAGACGAATATAGAAGAAGAACATAGAATTACCGAAACAAATCCTGGTAGCGAAAAAACTCGTTATGCTGTTCGTAAGCATAGTAAGTCTGGTAAACCTATTGGTCAGCCTACTATTTTCACTACTCGTCGTGGCGCTGAAGAACATGTTGCTAGAGTAACTGAGGCAGTTATTCCTACTCCAACTGATAGCGCATTAGGTAAAAGTAAGTTTGGTGTTGATATTGGCATGGACGATCTTGATGGTGACGAAACTCAATTAAAGAGAAGAAGAGCCATGAAAAGAATTAAACAAATTTTTGCATTAGAGAGGGTTCTTGGATTTAGCGACAGGGAATACGAAGACCTAAAAGCTCCTCCAAAAGAACCAAATCCAGAAGTAGCGAAAAAAAGAATTGCTCGTAAACTTGCTAAAAAAACAGAAATTAAGTAGGAGAATATAATGTCAGTGGTTGCAGATAAATTAAAAGTTGTTTTAGCTGATACTTTTGCTATGTATCTTAAAACTCATAACTATCATTGGAATGTAGAAGGCGCAGACTTTCCTCAGTACCATTCATTCTTTGATGGATTATATAATGAGCTTTGGTCAGCCACAGATGCTATCGCAGAACACATTCGTGCCTTGGATGAATATTCTCCTGGCTCATTTTCTCGTTTCTCAGAACTAACAAACATCGAAGACGCTACTACTGTTCCAGATGCCCGATCAATGTTTTCAAGATTGTTGGCAGATAATGAAATTGTACTTAATACACTAAAAGAAGCATATGAAGCTGCTAATGATGCCAACGAAATTGGTCTATCAAACTTCCTACAAGACAGAACAGACACCCATAAGAAGCATGGTTGGATGCTCAGAGCCACCTCCAAGAAATCATAAATAGTAAGAAATTTTAATTAAAAGGACGAACCATGTCATTTTCAGAAGAAGAACTAGAACACGATATCGAAACCATGACCGCCGAAGATTTTGAAGCCAAGTATTCTGGCGTCGATCTTGAAGAAGGTATGGCTAAAAGAGAAAATAAGTTGAAGAAGAATATTGCTACTACTAAACTTGGTATCCAGAAAAATAATTTTGGAAATCCAGAACTTGAAAAAGCTTTTGCTAGAATTGGTTCTGATGGCGGAAGAGCTTATGTAAAAGGTAAGCTACAACAGGGTAGAAAGATTCTTCGTAAGGAAGAAGTTGAACTTGGTGAAGAGCGTAAACCTAGTCCAATTGCAGGTACTCGTTTAGTTTCTACGCATACAGGTAAAGACGGTCGTCGTCATGAAGTTCGTTATAGTAAAGATTATAATGAATATCAAGTTCACCATTATGATCCCAAGGGCAAGCATATGGGCGAAGGTCCAGTTTCATATCATGGCGATGATAAAAAAGATGCTACAATTACTGCTAATTATCACGCAAATAAAGTATCAGAAGATAAAGCACCTTGGATGGGTAAAAATTTAGATAAGCCAGCATATCAGCGTAAGGCTGAATATGAAAAGGCTAAGAAAGAAGGTCAAGGCGGTGGTCCTGCTCTTCATACTGCTAAGAATGAAGAAGTTGAACTCGAAGAAAAGTTAGCTGGTGGCGAAAAAAGTCGTCAAGCTTATGCAGCTCGATATACTCCAACAGGCAAGAAGAAAAAGCCAGAAGTTGAAAAAGAAGCCGAACAGGTTGATGAGTTGTCAAGCAAAACTTATGGTGATTATATTGGTAGCGCCAGTGCAAGTAAAAGTGCTCTTGCTCATGGCATTGGTAAGATTAATCAAAAAGCCGCAACTACAGGCACAACACCTAGAGATCGTGAAGATAGAAACGCTTTAAATAGAAAACACGCACAACGCTCAATAGGTATTGGAAGAGCTGTTAAAAATCTTACCAAAGGTGGGATTGAATTCGAAGAAGAGTGCGCTTCTTGCGAAGAAAAGAAACTTTCACCTAAGCAAATGAAAATTGCAAAGCTTGCTGGTGATCCTAATAAGATCGATGCTGAAGATTTCAAGAAGCTTCGTAAGGAAGAAACACAACGGGTAACTCCAGATACTCTTGTCAGCCGTAATAAGGCAGTTGAGCGTTCAATCATGGAAATTATGGCTACCAATCGTGATCTTCGTCAAGAAGCTAAGATCGCTGCTTTCCAAAAGAACGCAAAGTCACAAGAAAAAGAATAACATGTTCACTATTTCTAATGCTGCTACCATTACTAATAGTGTTGGAGAAACAGTGAAAGAACTAAAGTCTGGGGAAGTACATCAAATTAAACTTCGTACTTCCCCAACTTACAACATTCAAGATTCAATAGTGAAATTGGTCGATCCCGTAACAGAGTCTCGACCTATGTTATTAACAACCTAAATAAATAAAACATAGGAGATAAACATGGCCTTATGGGGTAATTCAGACTATCAAAATAACGCACCTAAGTCTACGACTGTTACGTCAGACCGAGTTGCAAAGAAGAATATAACTGGAGCTGGTAACGTTGCTACAACAACTAGTGTTGCTATGCCTAGTGCAATAACATCGTTCAACAATACAACTGTTGGTGCATTCCAATCATTGTCTGCTATTGGTACATTTGGTGTAACAACCAATGAAACACAACAAGCTGGCGTGAAGGGTAAAGGAGTTTCTCCTGGTTGGGTTAACGTAAGATTTGGAACTGGACCAGTTACAGGGCTTACTATTGGTACTAGTAATGCTACTTTTAATACTACTAGCTTTTCCAACGGCGAAACAGTTGTAATCAGTGGAGGAACTTCAAATGGTTCAGCTACCATAACTACTAACGCCACATCAAACATCGTAAGTTTTTCCGTAACAAACGGTGGCTCTGGCTTTACTAATGCCGCTGCTGTTTCACTTGCCTTTGCTCGTCAAAAGAGAGTAAATTTAATTGTTGTTTCTGGTACTGCAACTGGATATAACAATACTGATATCTTTACTGTTTCTAATGGTATTTCTAATGCTACTGCTTCAGTTTCAACAAATGCAACTGGTGGCACACTAAGTTTCACTTTCACAAATCGTGGATTGTTTTCAAACACTGCTGCTAATGCTTCTGCTGTTGTTGCTGTTACCAATGCAACTGGTGGTGCTACTGGTGGTTCTGGCGCAACATTTACTGCTAACTTGACTACAAGTGGAAACACTGGAGCAGTATTAAGTTCAACCTTTACTACAAGAACATTGGGTGGTCGTGCTAATCGTGTTCAATATGAAAATATTGCTTATATTCGTAGCATGGACACAACTGTTGACTCAGAAAATACCGTATTCGCTAATACCTAATATAAAATTGGAGGAGATATGTCAAATATTATTAATATCTCCTCCAATTCTACTTTGTAACTAGTAAAGCAATATTATGAATGAAAAATTAGACGAAACCAATTTCTTATTATATGCCGCAAAATATTATGATAATCCACAATGTTTTGATACTCAAGAGTTTCTTGAAGATTTAAACAGGTTTAGATATATTAAGAGACTTTTAAAACGTTATAAAGAAACTGGTGAGTTAAAAGAACGTCTAATTTTAAACCATATCATTATCATTTATAATGTATTTGGTGTTCTTCCTGCCACAAGAATGTTATTTTTTAAAATGACAAATATGCATTCTGAGCTTAAGCCTTTTCTAGAATTTTTAACTTATATGCCAAGTCGAATAGAAAATATTGGGTTCATTCCTAAAACATTAATCAGTGCAGATATTCCTTCTGATAAATATGTTGAAGAATGTTTAGCAAAAATATAAAGAGAATAACAATGATGTCTTTCGTAGAATTTATATTGGCAGAAGATGGCGCAGTAGGCGGTGCTCCAGCGACTTCAACTGCTGGTGTAGTTGGTACAGGTGATGATAAGAAGACCGTTGTTGTTCGTCCAGAAATTAGAAACAAGTATAAAGATGATA